GAAAAAAAGGAGGGGATAGTTCCTTTTATTTTACAGAATCGTCATGTGTTTGCTTCAATGTCAAACTAGATTCCAACCCCTATTTATTATTTAAATTATGAATTTCCCTCCACATAAGCATCAATTACCTCAAGAAGTTCTGCACCAGTTTGTGCATCTTCCAAAGAATAAAGTAGATCTTCTTGTGCGGACTCAGGTGCGAATTGAACTGACATTGTAATAATAAAATAAACAACAATACCCAGTTTTAAGTCATTTGGTAGGACTAATTCTTATAGATTAGATGGATCAGATTCCATGAAATTCTGTGATGGTCGTATTGAAATTCTCTCTGCGATTGCTACAACCAAATCCATAGAAATATCACCATCAAAGGTACAAGAACCATCAGGATTCTTCTTACCTAGTTTATCACAAACTGCATCACCAATTACTTCCATTAGAAAATCATTTAACCGAGGAAAATCATCCTCTATGTATGAAATAACTTCAGGAACTAACGCATCAGCAAGTTTAGAAATAGTTTCTTCAGATAATGATGACATAGTATAAAGAAAAATTGGGAGGTGGCGGAGAAATCGAAGAATCACCATGAGAGGTGCTTCACCCTATCCTAACTCATTTACTGAGTCTAATTAAGGGTAGAGATTCTAACGATCTCCTGACCACTCTTATATAATACATGATTTTGAGTGGTTTGGGGGAAAAGATGGACACTAATCAAAGTGTCACATGGTCTATCTCTTCCAGTCCTGTCTTATAGTAAAGTTTGCATAACTAAACTGTTTTCTATTAACTAACTTATAAGTACCATACTTATTTGACATAACATAACCTTCGTGACTACATTCTGTATCACCAATATAACATTTAACATCCTCAAATGTCTCAATACCTTCCATCAATAGGAGTTTAATCTCTCTAACAAAGTTATACAAATGGAAGAGATTTGCATGAAATCCTGTTTCTTTTGCAAGATCATTTGGATTTAATTCTCTCTGTTCTCTGATGAATTTATTAACAATAGTCTTAATTACTTCACCTTCTTTCTTATCAGGGAAAGTAACAAATCTGACTGCGGTTTGAGCAAGACTAATAAGTAAATCTAATTTAATATCTCTATGAGTAATCTTTGCATCCGTTGATAAGAATTTAACCTCTTCTGCAACTGCATCTTTATAATTAAACTCTGCAATCATATCTTTCATAGTATCACCATGATAAGAAGTATGTGATGCAAATACCATATCTTCCTCTACATTATCATTGAAAGAGTATGTAATTGTATTTGGAGTATATACACTACCACCACCAAATCCTATAAAATCACCTTGATAAACACCTTTAACTCTTGGTAGTTTCTCTAAACATAGGTGAAGTATTGATGCGACATTAGGTGTATGTCCATGATGTACTTCTATATCATAATGAGTATAATTAATCTTAACTTTTACCTTATTAAATACACTCTTCGTACCTACAAAAAACTTATTATTTTCAGGGTTAATTCCCCAAACAACCGCAGGAGCACCGTCATACTTTACTGACAGTTCGCTACTCTTATCCTTAAGGAAATTAAGGATCGTTTGAGAACCTTCCTTACCTTCGTTAAGGATAGAATCTTCAGGATGTTCGAGGTGTTTGTTTTTCATACTTACAGTATGACACAGAATCCCACCAAATTCAAGTGGTTCTGTGACACTTCCTGAACTGTCTAACTGACTTGTTGTTTTCCTTGTCTTTTTGTGTTAGTCTCTATTTTCTTAGATCCTCTATCAAAACAATCCTGTAACTCTTCAACTGCATCCACATTTACTTCACTTTTCTCTTCGGAAAAGAAAAATAATGCTTCAGTTAAGAGATTATATTGTTTGTTAGTTAGTTTCAAATTGAGTTGATACATTATCTTAATGGTATGTTAAATGCCATAACAGTTCGTTTCACTTTAGATGTGTTATTTGGTGCTTCATGTAATAACATTGATGGGAATAATAATATATCACCCTCATCAACTTCAGGAGTAACATCCTGATAAAATCCAGTTAAAGGATCAACATATGGGGAATGAAATCTAGTTGATTGATGTACATTTTTATCAAATTCAACATACAAACAACATGAAAGATTTCCAACCCCATGATTATGAGCACCATGATAGTGTCCTTTATTATAACTTTGTGTCCATAATTGCCAAGGTGATTGTTGAGGAGTACATAACATATGTTCTCTACCACTCTGCCAATTATCTGGTACTGGTGCTATAATATGACCTTGATTAAAGATGTTATTAAAATCATCTTTAAGAATGTTTATCCACTCATCAAAATAACTTGGATTACCTCTTTGTGTATAGTAATCAGTATGAACTGACACTTCAGATTGTAACACATCATCAGAAGAAAAGTCAAGTAACTGCAACAGTTTAGGTTTCTTTTCTTCCCAATTAGTTACACTATACTTATAAATGTTTATTTGAAAAATAGGTGCAGTAACAATTTGATTCATTTTTTAATCCTATCTCTCTTTCTTAATGGTGTCTTATATCCATGTTTTAGATCATACTTTAATTTTCTTAGGTATTTCAAATGATTTTTGAGGGGATAAACCATTGCCTCCAGTTCTTTTCGGAGACGTTTATCATCCCTATTTGTCACATTACTCTTGATCCTCCCATACTATTTCGTCTATTGGTAATTCATCAAGATTTAAGTTTGTAAGATCATCCATAAAAAACCATTGTGATGTATCATCTTCAACCGCCATTTCTGACAGTATTGCTTCAGCATCTTCCAGTCTCAATTCATTAACTAATTTCTCCATTCTATTTGCATATTGTGATTCAACACTATTAATGCAGTTGTTACGGATTCGATCAATTTGTTTCATTTTACTGAATAAGTTTCGAGGGACGTTGTTGTAACTTAAAGTATGTTTCTTGTTTAGTATAGTTACCACCAGAGTAACCATCTGATCTGGATAAATTAACCACAACTGTAACAAGTATTGCAGTCATAATAGCACATCCAGTCAAAATTACCGCACTATTTTCTTCATTCATCATTCCACCTTCCAGTTTTCATCACCTTTACTAGGAACCCAAAAATAATACTCTCTAGTCAATGCTTTGAGTTGAAAGTATTTAATTCCATCCTTAATCTGCTCATTTTTAACAGTACAAGTATGGAATTGATCCATATATGTGATAAAGCGATTCTTCGCCTTAGAAGTTAGTGGAGTCACGCAGACTCGTTTAGTTTTAGTCTTGACTGTCATTTTAAGAGACTTGACATGATTTAGTTTAACATATAATGTGGAGTATGGACAAGAAGTATGACGGTTTCTTAACCGTCACTTCCTGACTACACTAACCGCAGGTTCTCCCTTATTGAAGATAGTATCCACCACAGTTTGTAGTCTCCTCTCAGTACTTATACCAACATTGTTATAAACTGGTACAAACATTTTACCAAAAGGTTTCTTATACCCATCAAAATCACATGGTTTTAAGTTACCACTATCAATATTCTTGATGTCTTCTTTATGTAGTCTGATTACCCTACCAATAGTTTGACTCATGGTAATATAATCAAGATTCCTCATAAGAATACATGAAGTTAATCCACTAACACTAATACCTTCAGATAGAATTGAATGATGAAACATGATAAACTTCTTATCAGGATTTGCACCCCATTCATTCATAATTTTGAAGAACTTATCTCTGGAAACTTTAACCCCATTGATAATTGCACCAAATTTAGATGTTATCCAAAGAACATTATATTTCAAAGAATGACACTTTAATTGGAAGTCAGTTTGTGTGATTAGGTTACTAATATCTCTGGTAGATTTCGCAGTAACTAACACTTTCTCCATGTTATCTTCATTCTTCAAGATATTAATTAGTGTCTCATTATCTCTCACATGAGTATCACCATAATGGTTAGAATACTTTACTGATTTAACTTTAGGAGGGATAATATATCCTTGATTGATAAGTCGAGGTGCAGGAACAGATACTATTTCTTTACCAAAAATAGGTTCAAAGTTCATCCCTACCTTATTAGGTGAGAGTGAATGTTTAGGTGTTGCAGTAAAGAAATAACATCTAGTAGTATTATTTGAAAAGAACTCAACTTCCTTTACAAAGTTAATCTGAGTTGCATTATGTGACTCATCAAAATATATTGTATCTACATCAATATTAGACTCTCTTACTCTCCTAAGAGAATGATATGTTGTAAAGACTAACTTATGTCCTTTAGTTCCTTTATTCCAGTAATATATGTCTTCTATCTTTGTTGTTGATTTGTGATCTGTTTCTCCACTATGTACATGAAGAACAGATACATTTTTAATAATTTTCAAGAACTCTTCTGAGAGTTGTTCTGCAAGTAGGATTCGAGGTGCAACAATTACTATGGTTTTATCACCTCTAGTACCCAAATTGAATAGGATACGTTCTGCATCCTTAATCATACATAGAGTCTTTCCACCACCAGTAGGAACAATTATTTGACCTTTACTGGTATGTTTCATCACCTCTAGTATTTCAAGTTGATGTGTTCTAAGGGTCATCAATGAATTTAACCAATAATAATATTATACATGAAAAAACCCCTCGGTTGAGGGGTAGTGTGACAGTTTTAGAACTGTGCGAGTAGTTTCTTAGTTTCAGGATCGAACTCTTCTCTTATTGCAGATGTTGGTAACCAATCCTCTTCACTTGTTTCTGAAAGTTGTTCCAGAACATCATAACCAAGATCAAATTCATCCATAATAAAATAGCAATTTAATAAAGAAAATGAGAGAGTGGGTCTAACTTATCTAGGTTTCACCTAGGAGACCAAATTTACCTACTGGGAATCGCTTACACCTGAACCCCTACTAACTGACTGGTCAAGAGGTGCTTCACTCAACTTTGACCTTCCTAACCAAAAATGGATGTATAGGTGTGAGTACTAACTCAGTCAATGTTTGGGCAGTAGAACCACATATCTCTCATGTGGTAATGGACTTACAACTACTTCAACTATGCAGTATGCCAAATGGGTGAGGAGAAACAAAACGAAGGGAGTATTCCTGTTAGGGACCACTCAATAGGGGGAATTAAATCCTTGCCCTTGTTTGTTTCTCCATTATTATAATACCCCATAACCCAGAATATTGCAACTGGGTGTGTGCCACTTATCCAACTGGTGGCGCACTTGGGTGTGGAGCAACATCTGCATCCATATCAAACTTCTCTCTTGCAGCATTAGATCCATTGAGATTATTAATCTCATTCCATGCTGCTTTAATATCTTCTTGTTGTTTGAATAATGCAGAATTTAGGAATCCTTCTAGTGAAGATATTCTCTCATCAAGATTACCTACTGTTTGTGATAATACTTTAATTTGCTTTGAAAGTCTATCAACACCTTGTAACTTTGCTGCTAGATTTGCATCTTCAGTTGCTAATGATTCGTATGCCATAACTAATGTTTCTTCTTAAGGATATTTAGTGAGTGGTGGTTCATAATCTTCTACAATTAACCAATCGGTTTTCTCTACATTCGCTTTACAGAATGTACATTGTAATGAACTCCATGAAAAATGATAAACTGGTTTGCTGCAATGACAAATAGGACAAGTTATTACCTTGCCCTCTTTACCTGCTCTAGTTTTATCATTTACTCTTTCCATAGTGATATTTATCATCTGAGGTAAAGGTATCCTCCTGCCCAATCACAGTTTGCGAGCATTGCTTCACGTTGTCTGATGATTCTCATGTCATATCTAACATGTTTAGCAGGTGATTTCCAAGAAGCAGGTTTATAAACTTCACCTGTCTCTTTATCAACAAAAGCATGAACACTTCCTACTCTACCATCATCAACCTGAACAATCTTATGATATTTCCTACCACTCTGGATATGAAATTCCATATTTGATTCACCATCTTGCAATCTTTGGATTCTATCCTGTAAGTATTGTGATGGTTCTTTAGAGTTAGATCTCATTGCAGATCTCAATGAATAACCTCTATACTGATCTTCAAGAGCAACACAGAGATCATTAGTCCATCTTAATACTCTTACTTTCATTTCTGCTTTAGCGGTGAGTGTGGATAATGATGTCATAAGTCCTTTTCTTGATTACTTTATCAGTATAACCCATAATCTAGGGTTGTGACAATAGTGTGTGACACTTTATAAAGTGTTCCCCTCGACACTTATCCATCTCTTATAACTCCACCATGCTAATAGTGGTAATATTAAACCCCACCAATAATATAACAAGAATATAATAAAAATACCAAATACCTGCCAAAGTGTATCAGAACTTCCAACACTTGTAACAACACCTGTAGCAATATTAGTTTTATTCTCTGGTA